GCGGTATCGCCTGCACTCTCTATACTCTTAAACCTATCAATGATTACATTGTTAGCTTGCTTGATATAGATTCCCTTAGCACTACGTATGTCCGTTATATCTTCCAAAGTGATATTAGTAGCTGTGTCGAAGGTACTACCATTCACAGAGGAATCAAGGAACACACTATTCTTCGAGGTATCGAAGAAGGTACAATTCTTGATTATGTTACCCTTGTGGGTTAGTGGTGATGGGACACCTCTCCAGAGGTCTTCTCCATAAATACCATATTCACATCTATGAGCAACCACATCGGATATCACATTATCCTCGGACAGAGGTAATATCTGGATAGCCCTACTTGTAAAGTTCTCCTGGTTGAAGTTGAGGACAAGTATATTACTTATCTTGTTACCATTACTGCCAACTAGGTGGTAAGTGTTACCTAGTTTAATAGCTGTCTTGTTGGTAACGAAGTCAGTAGTCTGCCTCCCGTCGGAGATACACAGTACACCGTAGACGGTATTGTTGTTTTCCCATGCCCCGTGGAAGTCAATATCCGATATCGTGGCCCCATAAGAGATTACATCGGAAATTATGTTGTTACAAGCACCACTAAACAGAAGTACTGTGTGACGGCACCCAGAGCCGTAGAATCCACGAACCCTACAACCGTTACTGGCGTACAGGGTAAGGCCATAACCCTGCCCAGAGGCACTGTAGGCAGGGTTAAGTACAGTGTTATTCTCTAGGTCGCAATTCATAGAGAGATACACTCGGAACCCTTGAGACTTACCCCCTCCACCTATGAAGCAGTCTTTGATACTGCAGTGTGCAGCATAGGCTATCTCTACGGAGTGGTGGTTCTTAGACTCAGGTTCTGTCTCATAGTCAAAGTACCCTCTCAGGCCCTTTATGGAGCTATTCTGAACTGGGTCAACTAACTGGACAGTGGCAGAGTGCGCTGTTCTGTATGTATGTGCAACACCAGCATCCAGGTAAAGGATATCATTGACTGTATCTACGTCAACAACCCTACGGATCTCCCTTCTATATAGGTTTGCCGAGGCTGTAACATTGGGGTCTGAAGGTTGTACTGTGTCGATATAGTCAGTAACATACTCCTCGTCTTGCAGCAGAATATAGGAATCCTTAGGGAAGAGTCCCGCAGTGCCAACAGTAACTTCAATAGAAGACTCACTGATATTGGCATCCGATGCCAAGGGAGAAGATACAATGATACCAATAGTTGTCCTGTCTAGGTTGGTATCCCCTCCGGGCTGATACTCACTATTTACATAGAAAGGCTCATAGTCTTCCTTGAGAGGGGGAGAAATGATCAACTCGTTGTTAGCTACATCATGCCCCACTACAAGAGGCCTATCTGGTGGGTTTAAACTTTCACCGAAGGCATCATTCTCTCCTCGGATTACTAATCTAGTATTTATCGGGTAAAGAGACAAATCACTGTTGGGGTGAGATGAATCCATGGGTAACCGGGTAGCACCGGCTAGTACAGTGGCTGATATCCTACCCTGACCCCCTTCTCCCATGTCTGACTCTACAGCCTTACCGAACATCCTAATACGTCCAAAAGGCCCGTATAGGACAGGGCTTAGGAACTCCAACTGTACGTTGGAAGGGACATTCACTGAGTTGTTGATATAGAAAGAATAGCTTTCTGTGGGAGGGGCTTCTTCTAGCCCTGAGGTTAGAATGGAAGCGTGTACGGGACTATACAGGACAACCTTACCACCTCCACGTAGCCCTACTTCTTTCAAGTAGTTGTTGAGGATGCCCCCATCATTATCAACACCGTTCCCTTTTAGGCCGATATTGTACGCTGTTGCGGACTGATCTCCTAGTTTAAGGAACCTGTCATCTATGGACTTGAAACCGTCCCCGGTGGTTGCTATCTCATTAATAAGTACCTTTAGGGCGTCTAGTGCCTGATTATCCACTGCAGTGTCTATATCCCCATTAGGAGTCATATTCACTTCACGAAGAAGGGCTTGGAAGAAAGCCCCGTAATTATTGGCCCAGGCAGCCAGGAGAGGTGTTCCCGAGTTTGCACCCTCACCTTTATCTACAATATACCCATGAGGGTATGATGCATTAGCTGTGCCTATCCTGTTACCGAAGGCGGGGTATTGGTCTAGCCTAAACATATTAGCCTCTTGTTATTCTTGTAATGGGTCTTCTACTTTTATTGCTATGCCGCCAACCCCTAATACAGCATTATTATGCACTACAGGGAATCTAACAACCGTTATATTCCTCGTGTCCTCACTGCCAGGGGCAGAAGGGAAATCTTCTTCGAACTTTATTCCTACCCCGTGTTGCATCACTTTAGCATCATTTGCTTCAGCTATCCCCCCGTAAGCCTCTCCCCAGATACTTGTATCTGTATGTCCTTCGGCGCTAAGGGTGCTTACACCAAAACGGCTTGAATATTCATTATTTACATAAATGTATTGGCCCTCGGAGTCTTTAAGCCATGCGGGTTTTGGTAGGTGCATGTAGTAACCGGATATCACAGATAGGTGATTGAAGTCTTCTGATACCCTCCTTTCCAGAAGGTAAATCTTATCTAGTAGTTTACGGTTTTCCTCGACTAACACCCTCTTCTCCTCGGTGAGTTTTGTTACCTCACCTTCGAGGGTAATTAGCCTCTTATTAACGTGCTCCAGGGTGAAGGCCAACCCTTCCTTCTTTTTTCTTCTGGCAGCAATCCAGCCCGTATATGCAGCAACGACTGCAGCCAAAATAGAAGTAATGTAGGTCTGGTCGGATAAAATCTTTACTAAAAAATCCATGATACCTCTTTTTATCTATATTTATGCCACTCGTTTCCAGAAGAACACCACTTCGTAGGGAGGCATATTTTCATGGGGAGCACCAATTCCCGAAGTTTCAGTGCTCTCTGTTGTGAGCCTCCCGTTAGAGTCGGGGTCGGTTCCTGCCACACTCTGGTTAGGGATACCAACCCTACCATCAACATCATCTCTCACGGTGATGGGGTGGCTATGTTGCCCATTTTGGTCTGCAGTAAGTCTCACCTCATAAGCACCACCGAAAGAGCCTACAGGGAAGCCCTGGATAACTCCATTATCATCTCGGGAGGAACCTGCGCCAACTAGACACCGTGCTACCCCTGTCCTTGCCCAAGTCCCAGACTTTAAGTGGCTACTTGGGTTTTTATCCATCTCTTGTGTGAAGGCAAGGATTGTTCCTATAGGGTGGTCTATATCCCAGAACATGATACGTAGAGACTCAAGAGTCATGCTGGCATAGCCTGAACCGTCCTTCTTCTGCACGGAGATGAGGCTATCTAGGACAGTGGGGTCTGACTTGTATGAGGTATTAGTCCAATGTGTAGGGTAGTCTGCATAATCTAGGTCTTTGGGTATACGAGACAAAAGCTCATCTGCAACCTCCTTATACTCCATGTAACCATCCCTGCCGGTTTTCTTGTCGATGGAGTGTAGTAATTTGTCATTATTGGGGTCTTGTATTTCAAAACTACTGAATTGTGAATCTGCCATTACAAACCTCCTTCAGGGTATCTGTCTTCAGATATTTTTTTAAATACCTTGATTGTTTCCCCGCCTACGGTGTCTGTACCTAACAACTGCCAAGTACCGCCCATACGTTGAGAAATCTCTTCCTCAGTTTCGTCGGTAGTGGTTTCTTTAATTGAACCTACTTGGAATATATCAGCAATATACCTGTACCATTGGTGGGCACCATCTAGAATATAATTTATCTCTGCTGAATTTATAGGTTCGTTATAACCTAACCCGTGGGTTGTGTGCTCCGACCGGGGAACCTTTTTATTTTCAAGAAGTAATATTTGGTTCTTTATACTTTCTGGGCGGATACGGTATTCTGTAGCCCAAGGGAAGAAGTTTATTTCCCCGTTTTCTAGTTCTGGTCTCATGATATCTTCTTCCAGTAATACGTGCTAATAAGGTTCCCATCTAGGGTATAACTCTTACTCCCCAGATAATCCCACTCTCCGCCTAACCTAGCCCCAGCATTAAACCTGCTCCGGTCTTCCTGTGCCCGATATACGTCTCCGGGGATAAACCAATTTCTTATGTACCGGGAGTACTCCCCAATCCCACTAAGTTGGTAGTTAAAGTACTGGAGGGGAGTCCTTACCTTACTTATTGAACCCTCTGCAACGAAGTCGTGCTCAGGGTCTTCCGCAACAGGCGCCTGTTTGTTTGGTACTAGGCCTCCTGAAGCCAATATGTTTGTTTGTACAGAAGCCCAATCAAAAGTGTCGGTGGGGATGGTCATTGGTTACCTCGTTGTAATATATCGGATTCTGTTACCATCTTGGTCTAAAACATAATCCCCTTCGTGATTGATTAATAGCCCCGTCCTAAGTTCCATCTCTTCAGAAGAAGATATATTGCAGAGGTAGCCAAAATTATCTTCTATAACCTCGTACCTGGTGGCCCCAGGTACTAAAGAAGTAAAGCCTAAAGGTCTATCTAAACTGAAGACTCTTAACTCTGAGCTGTTAGCTGCACCAAATCCGGAATTGGGGTCTCCGAACTGAGTTAGTGGGTCTCCAAATTGGTTACCCCCAGAGCCTTGAGACTCTTCAGGGACACTCTTTACATATTCATCCCCGAAAGACCAGATGACTCTAGTTCCAACGTGGGACATATGAGCCTTCTCTATACTCTCTGCTTCGACAGAGGTAACCGGGACATTGACATATACATATGTGGTGTTAGGTACGTGGTCAAACACTTTTGCTATCTCGGCACCGGTGACAACTTTGGCTATTGAGACTATGTCTGATCTCGTACCAGAGGCAGATTTTAAACTTGCAACCACCAAGAGGACTGTACGATAAATTATGTCATTACGTCCCTTCCGACTCTCGCCGAGAATATCCCCAATATCGTCAAGCTGCTGGCCTATTGCAGAGTGAACATCCCGTTCTGTAAGGAGTTGCCATAGCAAATCTTCAGTCGCTTGGAATGCATCCCCTACGGCCTTTATAAGGCCTGAAGCGTAAGGTTTGCATTCCCACATAGGAGGCATTCTTTTAAGTGCCTCATCTTTCCAGATAAACTTTTCCATTGGTGTTACACCTCCGATATGTAAATATCCACTGGGGAGGTCTGTGCGAACTCGGTAGAGGCTATTGGCATTGTATTACTTTGCCATACCCCATCTGTAACAGCCCCTGCAGAAGGTATGTCTTGAACCTCTACGGTAATATCACCTAAGCCGGATAGCCCTCTATACAACGCTGACTCAACTCTACCTGGGATTATGTCTACACCGATACCTAGGTCGTTTATGTGCGACTCTACAATAGACCTTATATTATCCGAAGCATTAAGGGAGTCAAACTCCTCTTCCTCGTAGCGGCTATAAGTGACACGAATAGCCATGAAATTGCCACTGGGACGGGAAAATCTCATGGGGTAGGATTGGCCTTCGTAGACGTATGGTATCTCTGTATTGCCGTAGAGTGGGCCTCCAGCACCTACCACATAGAAAAGAGTCTCCACTATATCTTGATCACTGCCGCCCTGAACAATAACGTGAGTATTGTAAGGCAAGAGATCTCCTACCTGCTCTGAGGTGGGGTTATGCTCGACCAGTGCGTAGGAAACCCCCTCTATGGCTCTAACCTTCCCGGCTATTGCCGGAACTGTGGCATTTCCCTCGATAGCCGCAGGGGAGAGTAACCTTACCCGGTAATCCTCGTCCTCTTCAGCATCTTGACCTGCAATCATAGAGAATGGGTTGTAGGTAGCTTCAAGGTTAATGTTCCCAAAAACTAACTTTGTTACTGAGTTTATACCAGAAGAATCATCCCCTGTTTCTGTAGCATAAACATAAGCTAAAACAGAACCTTTCTCCGCAAACACCCCTTCTCCGGCTACGGTAGAGAACGGGGTATATGAAGGGGAGTATATACGGAGACTTGAGCCCAGATCCTCAACCTCCAACTCGGTGTCTAAGTTTGAATTTATGGCAGAAGCAATACCGGAAATTATAGAGGCATCTGTGGCACCTGTGCCGGAGGTGTATGTAAATGTATCCCCACCGGCTATTAAGTTATAGGTGGTATCAGGGAGTTAAGGCTCAAATCAAAAGAGGATTGTGTTGAAAATCTCCGACTAGTTGTTGAATTCTCTACAATAGTCCCTGCGGGTACAACGTACCCTAAGTTTCCTGTGAATATTTGAGAGGTGATCTAATTGTTCGCCCTTAGCTTCCCTTATCTTAAAGGCACTATGGACGTATTCGATCATCTCATTGATGTCGACAAGTATTTCAGATAGTACGTTATTCAGTTGCCCCAACGCTATACTTGTTTCAAAAACGAGAGGGCCAGACTCTGTGTTAGGCTCTGCTCTTATCGTTATTTTTCTATTTTCCCTGTCAATATCAGTCACTACGTTAGAAATACTTTCCACTCCTTCGCGCTCTAACACGGACTGACGGACATAGTTCTCTACTCTTTCAGCTAAGGCTTTACTCAATAGTTGAGTGCCGTTATTTTCATTAACTATCCAGGGAATACCAAAATTTACATTATGTCTCCATGTGCCTCGGTTGGTGTGGATAGTTATGTAAATTTGTTGGGATATAAGTTCTTCTTTCGTTTCACAGAGGACAAATGACCCATTCTCAAAGACTAAATCACCTGTATCTACATCTAGCTTTAAGTCTGTCATTAATTATTCCCTTCGGTTACTCTGGGGTTACCGTCATCAGTGTAATTGTGGGTGTGTCCCGCCTGTTCCTTCCCAGCCACAGTCATAGATGATTGTGCTGTCATGTTGGGAGAGGTGATTGACGTAGGTGAGGTTATTGCCCCTTGCGGGGAAATGGTCACTCCATTCAGAGTGATAGTTCCCCCTGGAGCAGCATTTATAGTGGCAGGGCCATTAGAGAAAGTGAAATCCCCGGCTGCGGTGATTGTGAAGGTACTTCCCGGCTGGGTAATCGTCATGTCCCCTTGTGGGGTTACTTCCTTTTGGAAGTTACCATTCTTTATGATATAACCCCCGTCTGGGGAGACAGATAGAAGGAAGTCATTAAACTTTATTTCGAAGTTGTCCGGGTGAGGGTTCAAATGACTCTTAGTAGTCTCCAAACCCACAATAGCTACAAAATCATTTTTAGACATGTAGCGTATTTCTCTTGGGTTAGATTCCTCTTCCCCGGAAGAAAGCTTCCATTCTGTTATGTCCCGCATACAAGGGATAAGTAGTACAGGGTCTCTTACCTTCACAGGGTACGTTGTAACGGCCTCTCCTGCCCCAGGCTGGACAATAGGAACCCCACCTATGATTTGCCCCTCTTCCCTTCCCTTAGAAATTGTTTAGTAGCTAAGCCTATAGCTGTAGATAAGTCTTCCATGTTACTTCACCTCTGATGCAGTTATTGTCATCTCCCAAGACTTACCTTCGTATGTTAGCTTGGTGTGGATACTGTCTACTTTGTAAGTTCCCTGGACAGTCTCTGAATTCATCTTAAGTACGGTGGCCGTGTCAACTCTGGCATTGAGTCTTATTTTGAAGCGTATCTGTCTGGGTTTAGAACCCCCAGACCCACGTATATCTGTACCTTGGGCATCATCCTGTACGTGGACTGAACCCACAACATCAGCCGGAGTTACAGTCACTGTCTTAACGAAGTCTCTGAAGCCCACTGGCTGGACGTAGAGTCTACCCTTCACCATGCGGGCCTTATATCCATTATTAGAGCAGATCTCCTCTAAAGCGCCCAGGAGAGTCCCAGAGACGTTATGTCCGAAGGGGTATGTCCTATCGAGTACAGAGTAATGTGAGTTATTCTCAAAGAAGGCACCTGTAGGGATACCTTTTGATGCCGCTATGTCAAGGATGTCTTTGATAACATCACGTAGTTTAGTTTCTTTTGGGTAGGATCTATTTATACGGACATTGTCGATGAGTTTAGCTTGCTTGGCTCTAATATGAGTTATAATGTCAGTACGGGACTCTGAGTTCTTGTGTGTGACTGTTTCGACTTGTCCTACATACAGTTGGGGTAAATTATCCCCATCTTGCAACCAGCCAGCGTGGAGGATTACAGCATCTCCCGGCCTTATAAATTCCCTGCTTTCTTTCTTCATGTTGTAGATTCGAATATCTGATACACCTCCTGACTCCTTCTCCCTGTTCTCATTTCCATCCTTAATATCCACATCTATGTGGAGATCTGTAATCGTCATTGATTTTGGAGGGATAGCTGTAATATCGTTATGTAGGGTAGTTGAGAA